ATGACAAAGGTTATACATGTACAGTTGATGGAAGGAAGGAGGAACTACTACTTTGGTTCGATACCTGCGATTTACAGCGTTTTGACGGCCGAGGAGATAGGCATTAAGCAATGCTCGTTGGAGCGCGTAGGGTTGGGTAAGGGAGGCGTAGTGCTGAACAAAAAGGCATGCATCAGGGCGGGAGAGTTGATCCGCTCAAAAGTTAAGAAATGAGGGATTATTTGAATAGCTAAAACACTGATTGAACGATAGTTGAACGGCTTCCAATACGTTTTTGAACGGTTGGAGGCCGTTTTTCGTGTTTTGGGGGGTAAAATGAGGGTGATTTTGGGGTAAAAAATGGGTTTGGGGTGACACTTGGGGTGACGATTGGGGTGACAGTGCAAAACGAAATGTATCGATTGGGGTGACATTTGGGGTGACACTTTTAACATAAAACTCATGGAATTAGCCCCCCTCACAATGACCGAAAATTATCGATTATGCGCGTTTTTGCTGTTTTTACCCCCTCCCTTATTCCAAGGTTATAGGGTATATTACCACTTTTTTATAAGGTGATTTTTTACAGAACGCTGTATTTATCGGTATTTTTAGCTATATTTACGGCGTAAAATCATTAAAAAGTGTGCGCGCGGCGCATAAAGAGGTAAATATGAAATATAAGAATGTTGTAGAATTGATTGGTCATTGGGAGCGCCTTATGGGTAGGGAAGCTACACTGAACAGGTTGCGATCAATGCGCGACTATGCAAGGCAATGCTTGAAAGCACATCCGCATGAACAGTGTGCGGATGCGCTTGATGACAATATGTGTTTGATTGAAGCTATCATTGCAGAGGCTGAAGAACTTCTGTAATGATGACATCTGTCAGTCTTCAATAAAGTCTGCGTTCTGAATATTGCTTGATATGTCACTCAGCACGGCAAAATTCAGACGCTTGACATACTTTCCAAGCTCTTGATAAGAGATTGAAAAGGACTTTTTGTGTATCTCAACTCTTTCAAGTCCTTTCATCCTTTGCGCCATTTGGTCGTAGGTCTCGTTTTCTGTTTCCATCTCAACTACGTATGCAGAAACATATAGAGGTCTATCCCCTATTGGCTCATTATCAGAAACCTCAAATCCGATAACAAACCATTTGTTCGTATCTACCCCATGTTCCTTGCAGAGCTTCCACAGGTCTGTCGGTAGATGTCCGTCAATGGATACAATTCCTTTCATGTCGGTATACTGTGTACCGATTTCATCCTTGATTAAATCATAATTAAAATTTTTCATATTCAAAAAATATTAAGATAAATAATAATATGTATTATACTATGCAGTTAATGCGCAAAGAAGCTTTCTTAATCTTGTGCCATTTGGCTATAGGTTCCGTCTTCGAAACTTTACTATCATCATTCGAGCCGGATAAAGCCGACGACGAGTGCGACGGAATAGATTTCGGATAGGGGGAGTTCAAAGGGATTGTAGGCAGGGTTGTCTGACACAATGAGGATATGCTCTTTGTCTGACCCAGGTCTGATGCGTTTAAGGATTGCTCCTTGTGCCGTGTCGAGGACGTAGGGGCGATTCCATTGGAAGAAGACCGATGTCATCGCTTCACGTTGGCATGCCACGATGTCTCCTGATTTATAGGTGGGGAGCATCGAGTCGCCATTGATAGTTATCAGGAAGTTTGCTGTTTTGAATTCAGGAACGATATAGTGCTCGCATTCATAATCAAAAGCTTGTATCTCTCCGCGCAGTGCCCCAGCCATGGCACTGAAAGGAATGAGGGGGATGCCTTGTTGCCCATCATCTACATGCTTTGTAGGATAGATGGCCACTGCAGGCCTTTGCTCGGCAATCGTAGGCTCACTCTCATCTGTGGCTTTGAGCATATCACCATTGCCTGTAAGAAGCCATTCTGCAGAATATTCGGGATAATTTTCAACGAGCGATTCTATCCATTTGGCTTGTATGTCTGTACCTTTTGCTATAGCTCGTGATAGAACCCCCTTGCTTGCACCTATTTTTTTCTCCAGCGCGCCGATAGTTATCCCTTCGTGCTTGGATAATTCCTGTATGCGTGATAAAATTTTACACATAAAATGAAAATTATCATCCAAAAAGTTTGGATGGTTGAAAATTATCGCTATCTTTGCAGCGTGTTAAGTTTATTAACAGCGCCCAAAAATACGAAAAAGGGGCGAGAGAAACAAACATTTAAGATTAAAGAATATGAACGAGAATCTTTTAGACAAGGTCAGCACTGAAAAAATAGAAGCGTTGGTTAATGCTTTAGATGCTGTGATTGGTGACATGCGCAGTGTTGAAGATAGTCAGCTTGTGCGGTTCCGAGACAATGCCTATTACACCTGCCTCTCGCTTACCGACATGATTTTAACAGCGCTCAAACGGCGTGTGAATGGTATTCAAGGTGAATAGATTGTAGGATGACAAAGCGAGTAGCACGGACTGCCGGGTCGCTCCCGCAGGGTTCGACTCCCTGTGCTCGCCCAAAGCAAATTATTAAAATCGACAGATATGGATAAGAAAATTTATGTGAGTAAGAGGGATGCGGCCCACCTACGTAAAGTTTTCGGCTGCTCGAAAGTGATGGTGTGGAAGGCACTGAACTTCAAAAGCGACAGCGACCTTGCACAGAAGATACGCTACACAGCCCTCATGCAGCTGAACGGCATCCCCAACTGGAAACAGGAGGGGATGGAAACAACCCACGAGGAGGCCGAGCGCACAACAACACAAACCTTTGGCGAGCGTGTGAAGTTAGTGTTCGACCGCGAGGATGGTACGACGAGTGTGTTTGTAGACGGTGTTGAAACCCGCAAGGAACAGAACCTGAACATTCCGGCTTTCATGGGTCTACAGCGTGAGGTTGAACTGATGGCGATGAGCCTGTAACCTTTCATTCATCGGGATGGAATACTTCAATAAAATATTGTGCGTAACCTACGCGGAACTGACTGAAGGTAGTGATGCGATTATTAAAGCCGCTACATTACGTCAGAATATGAGCCGTGGCAATATCGTCAGTGTTCATCGTGGAGGTGGCGAAGGCGGTCAGGCACTCTACGCGTGGAGTTCCATTCCTCAAAAATATAAGGAGCGCTATATGGAACGTTACGGCGACCCCGAGCAGCGCATGAAGGAAGCGATGATACGCGACCGTGTGAAGTTAGACGGTGAAGCCCGCACATGGTATACAAAGTATGAATATGAGAAGAATGGTGAAATGAAGACGTTGACTACCGAACTCATTGAAGAGTACACTATTAATGCCAGCGTACTGAAAGAGTTGCTGAAGATGATGGCACAACGTCAGGCCATCCGTCAGAGTCTGAATGCCAGCACAGGCGGAGCATGGGACGTCATTTATAAGAGTTCTGAAGCCATGCGCGAAGAATATCACCACACACTTCCACAGAACCAGGCACGACTGAAGGCAAAGATTAAGGCATTTAAGGCTGACGGGTATAAGAGCCTTATCAGCGGCAAGATTGGAAACTGTAACACAGTGAAGATTACAGAGGAATTCGGACTTCTTCTCATCGCACTGAAGCGCAGTAGGACACCTGTCTATACCGATGCGCAGATTTTTGAAGAAGGAAATCGTCGGGCCGTAGAGAACGGCTGGAAACCACTGAAAAGTCTTAGCGGCATGAAGCGGTGGCTGTACAGTTCTGCGATTGAGCCTCTGTGGTATGATGCTGTGTATGGTGAGAATGCCGCCCGCCTTAAATTCGGCAGGAAGCAGAGAACGAAACTCCCGACACGCCGTGACTCGCTTTGGTATGGTGATGGAACACGCCTGAACCTGTATTATCAGGATAAGGAAGGAAATGTGCGTACAACACTGGTTTACGAGGTGATTGATGCCATGAGCGAGGTAATGCTGGGCTACTGGATAAGTGACTCAGAGGATTATAAGGCACAATATCACGCTTTCCGAATGGCTATTCAGACCAGCGGACACAAACCCTACGAGATTGTACATGATAATCAAGGCGGACATAAGAAACTAAACAAGGCTCAGCCGAACTCAAATGGAAAAGGCTTCTTGGACAAAATATGCCATATCCACCGTGCCACAATGCCAAACAACGGATCTTCCAAAACGATTGAGGCCATATTCGGACGTTTTCAACAGCAGGTTCTCCACCAATATGACAACTTCACGGGTCAGAACATCACTGCAAAGAAAACCAGCAGCCGGCCCAACCTTGAGAGCATGGAAGCCAATAAGAAGAGCTTGCCTACATTGGACGAACTGAAAGCCATCTACGCAGAAGCACGACAGAAGTGGAACTCCATGAAGCACCCCATCTATGGTAAAAGCAGAATGGAAGTATATGAAAGCAGCGTAAATGAAGAAACGCCTGTTGTAACAGCAGTAGACATGGTTGATATGTTCTGGATTATGCACGACAAGCCCGCAACGTTTACCGACCAGGGTATCACTATTGAGGTGAAAAAACAGAAATATACATGGGAGGTGTTCAAGGACGGAAATCCGGACTTGGAATGGCGTAAACTGCATACGTGGGAAAAGTTCTATGTTCAATATGATCCCAACGACATGACCACAGTTAATCTCTATGCGATTGACCTTGCTGGTAGAAAACGTTTTTCAGCCGTAGCACGCCCCTACTGGGAGATACACCGTGCATTGCAAGATCAGAGCGCAGAGGAAAAGACGCAGATACACAGGGCTATCGAAGCAGGCAAGAACGACCGCATAGAACGTGTAATAGCAGGCAGACGCATCGCTATTGCCCATGGTACTGACCCGGAGCAGAACGGACTCATCTATCCGAAGCTGAAAGGGCTTACCAAGGAGCAGCAGGAACAGGCGCAATCAAGACTTGCTCTGTATGCACAGCCACCGAAAAACTTCACGATAGGACAGATTGCCAAGCAAATCAGTCTGACGGACTGGTGCGAGGAGGTTAATGCAAATAAGGAGCAGGACATTGCCGCACCGGTTAAGGTCGACATGGCTTCGGTAGCAGGAAAGTATTGAAAAGTAAAATCGTAAAAATAAAGAAATTATGAAACTAACAACAAACGAGAAGGGACAAATCCAAGAGTGTTTGCGGCAATACGTCAGCAAATATCCCAGTCAGAACAAGGCAGCACAGAGCCTCACGGGCACGAGCAGTGCCACGGTGAGCAGCATTCTGCAAGGCAAGTGGGAAAACATCAGCGACGAGATGTGGCGCAACCTCGCATCGCAACTCGGCACCACGGCCGCCACCGACTCGCAGGGGGTTGAGACAAAGGCTTTTCAGGAAATGACCCTCGTCATGCAAGATGCCCAAGCTGTGAGAAATGTTACGTGGATCGTGGGCGAGGCTGGCTGCGGCAAAACCACCACAGCGCACCTCTATGCTACTGAAAACAGCGAGGTGTTCTACATCTTGTGCTCTGAAGACATGAAGAAGAGCGACTTCATTCGCGAGATTGCACGCCGCATCGGTCAGCGTACCGAGGGCTACAGCATCAGAGAGTTGCTCGACCGCATCATCGACGACCTCATTCAGATGCAAGCACCACTACTGCTTTTCGACGAAGCCGACAAACTGCCCGAGCGCGTCTTTCATTATTTCATTGACCTCTATAACCGCTTGGAGGACAAATGTGGCATCGTCTTCCTGTCCACCAGCTACATCAAGCGGCGCATGACCATGGGGCTGCGCTACAATAAATGTGGTTACAACGAGATTCACTCGCGCATCGGCCGCAAGTTCTACGAATTAGAACCCACCGCTCCCCACGATGTCTATGCCGTCTGCATGGCCAACGGTGTGACCGACAAAAGCCGCATATCAGAGGTTGTTAAAGATGCCGAGGCGTATGATTTCGACCTGCGCCGCGTGAAGAAAAACATCCATCGCGTAAAAGTGATGCAAGCGCAAACAGCAGGCAAGTAGCGTTAAAACAATAATAGAACAATAGTAAAATGGCAAGCGGAACAAAAGATGCAGCACAGGTGATTGCCGAGCTCACGGCGACGAATGCCGAGCTTCGCGATAAAATAAAGGAGCTTGAGAAATCGCTGTGGCGGCGCGACCATCCCGTGCTGCGTCGTGCGCTAAGTGTCAGCGATGTTATGCGCATGAAGAAAGAAACCTACCCCTTTGAAGGGACATGGGAAGAAGCCTTCGGTTGTCCCGAGAAAAATGGCGTGTGGTTTGTGTGGGGCAACAGCGGCAACGGTAAGACGAGTTTCATGTTGCAGCTTTGCAAAGCACTGTCGCACTTCGGCCGCGTGGCCTACGACAGCTTGGAAGAGGGCGCATCGCTGACGATGAAGAATGCCCTGATG